GAGAGGCAGCTTGTGACGCTATGCCGAGCGTGTCACCGTGAGGAGCACCCGGAGCAGCAAATACAAATGAAACCATTTGTGCGGCCATTGACGATGGAGCGGTGGGATTAAAATAATATTCTACCTACCCCCCGTCGAAAAAATGAAAAATATTTTTCAAAGCTCCGGTCGGGGTGTTAGTAGACAATTCCCACGCGCACGCGCGCGTAGGTTTTTTTTGGGGCGACTGAAAGGAAGTTAATAGAATTATGGCAGCCAGAACAGGGGCAAAGCTAAAAATAGAAATAAAGAAGGATTTACTTAATCAACTGGAATGTAATGGGACAGTAGGGAAATATTACATTGATCTAGTTGATGATTATATGCGGTGCTGGGAGCTCAAAAACGGGCTACAGGCTGATATAAAAGGACGGGGAGCAAAGGTAGAGAAACTAGACAGCCGGGGGCAAAAGCACATCGTCAATAACGATAGCATTGACCAATTAATCAAAGTTCAGGCTTCAATGGCAAGAATTTTAGAAAGTTTGGGTATTCGCCCGGTAGAGGGTGAAAGCTCCTCGATTGGAGCGGGTGTGTGTGACTTGTGAGATCAATCCGAAAATTCAAGAATACCTTGAGATCGTGGAATCGGGCGAAATCAGGGTTTGCCAGGAACAGGCCGCGCTCGTGGCGCATGTCAGAAAGTGCTTTGAGACGGAGGACATTTTTACTGACGGCGAACGGCTTGATAAATATCTAGGATTAACAAAATATTTCCCATTTGAGCGCCTCTTTCCGTGGGAGGCGTTTTTGATTGCTCTCTGGGACTGCACATATTGGGTGAAAACAAAGCGGCCGCGCTGGAAGACCGCGTTTTGTATGGTAGGGCGCGGAGCCGGGAAGGACGGATTCATCGCCTTTGCTGGGATGGCCTGTATCAGTCCATACAATCCGGTGAAGCATTATAACGTGGACGTGTGCGCGAATAATGAGGAGCAGGCAGTCAGGCCGCAATTGGACATCGCGGAAGTGCTTGAGACGCCGAAATTTGAGCATCTGCTTAATCGGCACTACTACCACACGAAACAGATCATACAGGGACGCGCCAATAAGGGCGTGATGAAGGGTCACACGAATAACCCAAAAGGCAGGGACGGGCTGCGGCCGGGGAAGATCGTGTTTAACGAGGTTCATCAGTATGAGAATTATGACAATATCAAGGTCTTTACAACCGCCCTGGGAAAAGTCGCAGACGCCCGGATCGGTTTTTTTACATCCAACGGCGATGTGTCGGACGGGCCTTTAGACGATTATCTGGCGCGGGGACGCAGGATCCTTTTTGAGGGGGAAAAAGACAATGGATTTTTGCCGTTCATCTGCTGTCTTGAAAACAAAGAGCAGGCGGAAGACGAGGCCAATTGGACAATGGCGAACCCGAGCCTCCCATACCTGCCAAACCTTCTTGCTGAAATCCGAGAGGAGTTTCACGAATGGAAAGAACACCCGGAGCAAAACGGGGACTTCCTGACAAAACGCATGGGATTACGCGCCGGGGTGAAAGACATCCTCGTGACGGACTACGCGAATATTAAGGCGACAAATAAGCCCCTGCCGGATATGCGCGGATGGTCGTGCGTGGCGGGGATTGACTACGCGGAGCTCTCGGACTGGGCGGCGGTGAATCTCCACTTTAGGCGCGGGGATGATCGTTTCGACATCAATCACACCTGGATATGCGCGCGGAGTAAGACGCTCCCGCGCGTGAAAGTACCGTGGCGGGACTGGGCGCGGGAAGAGTATGTGACCGTCGTTGAAGATGTGGGTATACCGGCGGCCCTGCTGGCCGAATACATTCTACGCGCCACGCTGGAGTACAACGTCAGGAAAGTCGCGCTTGACCACCACCGATACCAACTGGTGGCGGACGCGCTCCGGGGTATTGGGTTTGACGCGGCGGAGCGGAAAAACGTCAAGCTTGTGAGGCCGTCCGACATCATGCAGGCGGAGCCGGTCATTCAGGAGTGTTTTAACCGGGGGCTCTTTACGTGGGGAAATAACCCGCCGCTGCGGTGGGCGGTCAATAACACGAAGCGGGTACGGTCGAGCAAGGCGGCCGGAAGCGATACGGGAAATTTCTACTACGCTAAGATCGAGGCGAAATCGCGGAAGACGGATTCCTGGATGGCGCTAGCGGCGAGCATGACGGTTGAGGCGGAGCTTGGGGACGGGCTCCCGCCGGTACTGCCCAGCGTGAAAGTTTATACGTTTTGAGGTGAAGTATGGGACTGAAGGAATGGATTACGGGGTCGTATAAGGGGGATACCTACGAAATCTCCGTAAAAGAGCTCTTGGGCGCGGAGACGGAGCTTGAAATACGGCGCCTGGCGTTTTGGACGTGTATCAATCTGATTTCCAACGCGCTTTCTCTTTGCGAGTTTAGGACTTTTGACAAAGGCGCGGAGGTCAAGGACGCGGAGTACTACGCCTGGAATGTGGAGCCGAACGTCAATCAGGACAGTCACACCTTTGTCAAAAAGCTCGTGACGCGGATGCTTTCCGGAAATGAGGCGCTGGTGGTGGAACTCGCAAGCGGCGGGATTTTCGTCGCGGACGGGTTTGTTCCAAAAAAACAGGCGGCGGTACCGACGGTCTACACCAGCGTGCAGATCGAGAACTTGACGCTGACGAGAACCTTCGCGGAATCCGAGGTGCTCCATTTCACGCAAAATTATCTGGACATGCGCCCGATCATCGACGGGTTTTACGGAAGCTACTACCGGCTGATCTCGGCGGCCACGAAAGCCTATGAGTGGGACAAGGGGCAGCATTGGAAGGTGCACATAAACCAGCTAGCGCAGCGAGAAAATAACTTTGAAGAGACCTTTCGGCAGATTCAGGAGGACTACTTAAAACCGTTTTTCAGCGCGGGCGGCGCGGTTCTGCCAGAATTTGAAGGGTACAGCTATGAGAGCGTCGGGGATAAACAGCGGGCCGCAGCGCAGTCGGGCGGCGCGACGCGGGACATCCGGGAACTGATCGACGACGTTTTCACGATGACCGCGCGGGCGATGATGATCCCGCCGGTGCTCGTGGTCGGGCAGGTGGAAAACACGTCCGACGCCGTGAATCGGTGGCTGACAAACTGTATTGATCCCCTGGCGCGGAATCTCCAGCAGGAGATCAACCGGAAGCGGTTTGGTTTCGACGGCTGGAAACAGGGGTCATACATGCTCGTAGACACATCCAACATCGTGCACTTTGACCTTTTCGCCAACGCCTCCAACGTGTCAAAGCTGATCGGATCTGGATACAGCTTCAACGACATCCGGAGGGCGCAGGGACAGCCGCCGATCAACGAGGACTGGGCCGATCAGCACCTTTTCACGAGGAATTTCGGGGCGCTGAGCGCTGACGCCGGAGCGGGACAGGGCGCGGGAGGAGGTGAGTAAATTGAATGTTTCTAAACAAGGGAAGACCTTTAAGAGCGCTGAAGATGTGCAAAGCGAGATGGCGGCGATCAACGCCCTGGCTAAAGCGGAACTCACGCCGGAGGAGGTATATGTCTTCTCCGTACTGCTATGCGACAATGAAGTAGATCGGGATTTTGAGCGCTTCACGGAGGACACGCTGGAAGGGCTATCGAAGCTGTTCGTCGGAGCGACCGGAATTTTTGACCACACCTGGAGCGCGGGACTGCAAAAGGCGCGTATTTACCGAACGGAATTGCTGACGGACGCGGCGGCCCAAAACACGTTGAGCGCGCCGTATCTGTATCTCAAGGGGTACGCTTATATGCTCCGTACGGAACAAAACGCCGAGCTCATTACCGAGATCGAGGGCGGGATTAAGCGGGAGACCAGCGTGGGGTGCTCCGTGGCGCAAAGCTTGTGTTCCATCTGCGGGAAGGAACTGGGTTCAAGCGGATGCTCCCACATCCGTGGCAGGACGTATGACGGCAAGCTCTGTTTCGCGGAGCTGTCCGGCGCGGTAGACGCCTACGAGTGGAGCTTTGTCGCCGTGCCGGCTCAGCGGCGTGCCGGGGTGATGAAATGTTATGCCGGGGAAGACTGCGAGTGCTTAAAACAATATTTTGAGGACTTGCAGGCCTTTGAAAAACGGATGGACGATCAAATTTTGAAATTGGAAAGATTGATTGAGGAATTTAAGCCAAAAGAAGCGCCGCCACAAACAAACAACAAAAAATTTTTTAATTTTGTAGGAGGTACACATGAGAAGTAAAGACATGCAGAGAGCCGCCTTTCAGGAGCGGGCCAAGGCCGTCGTGGCCGCCG